TAAGCAAGAAGTAAGACAAGAAATCAGCAGAATTGTTGATTTGATGATTCAAATTGAGGCAATGAGAGAACAGATCGCGTCTCTTAAAAAAGATATAAAAGATGAATATGCAATTCCTGTTGCTACTGTAACTAAAGTAGCAACAATTGTTAGAAAACAAAACTTGACGGAAGAAGAAGATAAATGGGAAGAAATTAAAGAGTGGGTGGAAGTTTGCTCTTAATTAGTTTAGCCAATCTTGCATGAGACTTTGCACCTGCATGAGAACCATCTGGAGCAAAGTCTTCGTGTTTTTCTAGGTCTAAATGAAACTCTACAAAATCATCTGTTAACTCTTCTAGTCGGTCTTGTAAATGAGGAAAGCAGCAATGATGAATTAATGGAATGTTATTCCTTTTTGCTACAATCACTTGTTTTGCCACAAAAGAAGACCATAAATTTTGAACTTCAATGTCACTAGAAAAATATAACATTCCTGCTGCATGCCATGCAGCTCTATGCTCTTTTGTATTTTTTCTTCTATTAGCTAGTATTTGCTCAGAAAATACCCAGTTTTTGTAATATTTTTCATTTCTAAGAACATGATTGGCTACTAAAAAACCTTGAGTTATTTCATTTCTAAAGTCCCAAACATGCCATCGCCATTCACTCGTATGACCTACAACAATTAAATCAGGTTTCATCTTGACAGCCTGCTCAACTTGTGTTGTAATAAGATACTCAGAAGCACCACTTTGAGCTAAGTTTTTAATATTATTAGATAGAAGATATGGATAAGCTTGATTTTTATTTTCAAGCCCTTCTCCTTCTGTAAAACTGTCTCCGCAGGTAACTATGAACATTAATGAAGAAATCTTTGTTGTAGGTAATTCTTGGTCAATTCCAAGTGATGAAGCCCCTTATCCAGTTTTTGATCAATTAGGTCTTAAAAACAGATGGGAACTTCCTGGTGTTACATTAGATGCACAAGCAGAATACATTATAAATAACGATCTTGTCAATAAATTTAAAGTTATTTGGTTGATTGGACATCATCATCGAGCCGATCCAAGAGGAAACGGTGACTTTTTACTACCGTATCATTGGGGTCACGGAGATATTTGGGGTAAACTTGTTCAAGACTTGTGGTTTAAAAAAATTACTCGGCAAGCTTGGTACTGGAGAACTAATGCTCTTTTTGTTAGGTCTGTTTTACTTGACGCTAGCCGTGATAATCTTTTATTGATACCTATTTATAGACCCAATGTACTAGATAACCCAATGGTCTCTGACCATCCATCAATCTGGAGATACTATTTAAGAGACTTAGTAAAAGACTTCCCTGATGGAAGAGGTCATATGAATCAAGCAGGTCATAATCACTTTTTACCTAGACTTGCGGCAGAGGTATGGAATAGATGGGAAATTACATTGACCCGAACTGGAAATCCGCAATAACTATTGGATTTAACGAAAAGATTGCAAAAAATTCTAAAAAAATTGTTGAGTTCTGCGAAGAAAACTATACTTATTATGGGCACCAATGGAGATGTGATTTTGCAGGAAAAACTGCAATACTTTTAAAACCAGGTGAAGGCTATGAGTGGCATTTTGATAATCTTGACTATGCTCATCAAAGACTTACTACTTCAAGACCTCAAAGGTTTTGGACTCATATAATTTATTTAACAGAAGGCAAACCTTTTGAGATTGGGTCGTGGTCTCCGCAGGGAGACAGAGTTGAACAGACAGACTTTTCAGCACCAGAGCCGGAAACTATCTTGGCTAGAATATACCCACAGCCTGGACTTTCTTTATGCTTTCCTTGTTTCATGGTTCATCGTATTCAACCTGTTGTCGATAATCGTCGTTGGGCTTTTGTTGATTTCGTAGGCACACCAGACTATTTAGGAAATAGTAAAAAAGACTTACAAAATTTATTTAATAGGTACTTTGATGAAGATACTCGGCGTCAGTTGCTATCATCACGATAGCGCAGCAGCTTCTATAAAAAATGGACATATCGAAGGCGCATCTCATGAAGAGCGTTTCACACGCAAAAAATATGACAATTCTTTTCCAGCAAACACTATACAATGGTTGAGTGATCCTCACGAAGATTGGGAGTTTGCTGCTTTTTATGAAGAGTCAACCTACAAAAGATTTAAAGAAGATATTAAAAAACATACTCGTGCTAGACCTATTTTAGTTGATCATCATGAGGCTCATGCTATGAGTTCTATTTTAATGACTGACTGGTATGAGTGTGCTGTAATGGTTGTTGATACTGTTGGCAATAAGTACTCAACCTCTTTAGGAGTTTATGAAAATGGGCAAATTACTTGGATTAAACGATTTCGCTATCCGAACTCTATTGGTTTATTCTATTCTAGTGCTACTCGTCTTTTGGGACTTAAACCTCTTTCAGACGAATCACAAGTCATGGCTGCAGCTGCTTACGGACAGCCTAAATGGACTGATTTTATAAAATCTAAAGTTTTACATCATGATGAAAACGATTATAATTTACTTTTAAACTTAGAGCGTGGTTTCGGCTACGGTGCTTTAGATTGGGATATAGCTGCTTCAGTTCAAAAAACTACCGAACATATTTTAGTTAATTTGGCTACTTGGTTACAAAAAGAAACAGGAATGAAAAACCTAGCTTATGCTGGTGGGGTCGCCTTAAACTGTGTAGCTAACACCGAGATCATAAAGCACTCTGGATTTAATGATATAGCAATTCAGCCCGCTGCTGGAGATGCTGGGTGTGCTTTAGGAGCCGCTGCTTTAGTTGAAAGACCTATTTGGGAAAATGCATATTTAGGAGTAAATGCTTCAAATGGATTACTAGCAGAGGAGTATGCCGAAAAAATATTGAAAGGCGACATAGTTTCAGTTATTAATGGACGAGCTGAATTTGGACCTAGAGCTTTGGGAAATAGAAGCTTGCTCTGTACCCCAACAAATGATAACATTGAAAAGTTAAATAGATATAAAAACAGAATTGATGACGCTTGGCGCCCCTATGCGCCTATTTGTCAAGAAGAAGAGATGCACAACTGGTTTAATGTTCATAAAACTAGTTATGAAATGTTGTTTGTTGCTGATATACTTGGAGGTAATTTTAAAACACACGATATGTCTGCAAGGCTACAAGCCATCAATGCAACTAAATGCCCTCTTATTTGGAAAATACTTGAGATTACTAGACAACAAGGATTTCCTATTCTCATCAATACTAGCTTAAACGCAAAAGGAAAACCTATTGTCAACACTATGGACGACCTCAAAGAAATTCAATTACCTAACTGAAGTCGAGACCGATACTTTACCGACAGGTAGAACTTATCATACTCCAGATGGATCTTACCCATCTATCACTACTATTTTAGGTAAAACTGCTGATAATACGTGGTTAATTAAATGGAAAGAACGAGTAGGTGAGGAAGAAGCAGCCCGAGTCTCTAAAGAAGCAACGGATCGAGGAACCTTAGTTCACGAGTATGCTGAAAGACACTTTAATGGTGAAGATGTTTGGGACGAGATTATGAATGAGCGTCTCGATGTTAGACAAATGAGTAGAGATTTGATTAGAGCAACGGAGAAGGGTGTTGAAGAGATCTGGGGACAAGAACAAGTGTTATGGTCCAATAAGTATCGTTACGCTGGGCGGACGGACATGGTGGGCATCTGGAAAGGAAAACCCACCATTATTGATTTCAAGACCAGTAAAAAAAAGAAAAACGAAAAGCAAATTACAGACTATTATATCCAGGGGTGTGCATACGCGGTTGCGCACAATGAAATGTATGGAACAGGCATTCAAGACGTTGCAATCATAATGACTATTGACGGAGCTGATCCTATGATTTTTGAGAAATCAGCAGTCCCGTTCTTACCTCTGCTAAAGAATAGGAGACAGATGTTTGACAAACTGCAAACAGATACCTCTTCCTAAGATTGATAATGTTGATGTTCATAAGTTAGATTTTTTCTTCAAGCTAGGCAATCATTTATTTGAGACTCGATACAGTCATCATGCTTGGAAATCATTCGACTTAATGAGGGACGAGAAAGTTTCTCCGATGATGAAACATTTTCCTTTTATACAAAAATGGATTGATCAGTGTGAAAAACATACAGGTTTTAAGAAAATTAAGCATTGCTATATATCTGTAGTGCTTCCTAAAAATCAGATACCTTGGCACGTTGATTTACAAAATACTGAGATTTT